GGGGGTTAAGGGCAAAGGTGAGCCATCCGAAGGGATGCATGACGATTGCATTCGGAACGTATCCGTCATCAACCATACTAGCGTACATCCGGAAAACATCTTCGATAGTGATGGTTCCATTTTTTATACCATCAATACCTCGACCATTACTCATTACAGACCCAGCAGCAGCACCAGTGTTATCGATGTAGGAAATTCCAGAAGTGGTGATCATGTCAGCCACCTTCTGCTCCTTATGACGAATCAAAGCACGACCTGCTGCACGCAGATGCATACTCATTACGTCAAACAAAGAATAACGAAGCATCTCTTCGGTAAATTTAACAGCAACACCCGACTTTCCGATGGTCGCAGTAACTTGTCCTGCGAATTCCATCGTCTGTTCTGGGTATTCCCCACCCTCTGGGATATCGGCAGCAGTGAATGCGCCCATAGCCGGGAAGGTAAGAGTCGTGCCAACCTGGAAATTAATTCTCTGAAGAAGGGGAGTAAGAGCAATTGTTGGTTCAATTGCATCCCTAACAGTCTGAGAAATCACCTTTGGGATAAGCATCGGCTGCTCAAACGCAAATTGTGTATCGTAAAATTCTTCCTTCTTGGTTTCACCAGAATCGAAAGAAGCTTTACGCTTACTATCGGCTTGAATCATGTCATCAAGAGTAAACTTATGGCCGGGGGCACTTGGGAGAGAACCATTATTTTTCCAAATGCTATACATTCGGTCAAACTTTTGATCAAACTCTCTCTTGGGTAAAGTATCGTCAGCAAAAGCCTTAAGTCTGTTAAGCGCTTTTGCGTCGAATCCTTTATCTTCAAGATTATCGGCTATGGCGTTGTCGACTGCATGGGTGATACCATTCTCGGTATCTTCGACAAGGCGAAGGATGGTATCCTTCTGATCCTCATCAAAGCACCGTTCAATGGCGCCCTCGTCGACTCCAATCAATCTATCACTCATTTGTTATCTCCTTACAGATCAACTTTGATCACGAGAGCAAAATAGTCTCCAGCAGAATCAGAGACTGCATGCTCGAACATTGCGGGGATACCCTGAGTACCGGAGCCACTAAGGCCAAGGCCAGGAACAGTCTGAACCTTTTTCAGGGTGTTGAATTGATGGTCACTATTAAGATTAGTAAGAGTAGTTCCTGCGGCAAGTTTAGCAGAAAGTCTAGTTCCACTGCCTCCGCCGCCAGCAATTTTGTACTTATCGATACAACGGCCAACAACGTAATTGGCAGAAGCTGTCGCACCATCCCAAGTAGTAAGGCGGCCAGGAGTAATCGCGGCAACGTTGTATGCCTTATTGGTGGCTTTGTGGTTTCCAGTACTAGTACCGTCTCCAGCGACTCTAACAATGTCACCGGGCTCAATGTCAAGCTCAGCAGTAGTTATGGCGGGCATTACGATAGAGTAATTACCCATCAAGATTGAAGGCATTAAGTCGCGTTTGTAATTTGTGTATTTAGACTTAAGGACTTCAGAGTAAACAGGGGCAGTCAAGACACCGATGGGCTTAATGTTTTGTACAAGCATCGTACTAGCGCCCTCATCGGTTCCGTCAGCATTTACCGCAGCGCCTGCAGCAGTGGCATCATCAATGTTATGGGTTCCAAAATCACTATCCTTAGAAGTGTACTGGACAGTGTATTTTCCCCAACAGGCTGGAGTTAATGCTCTTGCGCCTACTTCGGCGGTAGTGAAGAGGTTAGTAGCATCAAACTGACCAGTGTCATTCAGTCTACCAACAAAAGTACCTGGTAACAAAACAATGGGGTCATCGTCATGAAGCTTGTCTAGCATTGAAATTGGAAGAAATTTTGCGGCTCTAAGACCCTGGATAGAAGGTCTTACACCTTCGTAAAGCTCCTGGTAAGGATGATGGATCTTTTCGTAGCCTCGTGCAATTCGGATTGCCATTTAAGGTCTCCTTATTAAATTTGATCTCTAGGATCAATTTGTTCTTGTTTGTGATTAACGACAAGTTCTTCTTTCATAGAACGCACAATTGGAGGTTTTTCCTCTGTACGGTCTTTTATAAAAGAAGGAAGTCCTTTGGTCTTAAAGCTACTTGCCAGCTCAGGCACAAGATCCTCGATGCTGTCTCTTAGGCTTTCGACACTTCTAGTCGCGACCTTTTCAATTGCTTCAGCAAAAGTCTCACTGTCTTTAATCGATTTGACGTGAGGTTTCTGCAATTGCAATTGGATAGTCACAAGCTGAGAAGAAAGCTGCTTCTTAAATTGTTCATTAAGACTAGCATTCTGGTCCATTAAAGCATTATACTCACCAATTTTGGTATCATATAATTGCTTTGCTTTCGCTAACTCTGCTTCAAGTTCCGCAGTCCTGATCTGGCTATCTGCCAAAGCAGTTTCTAAAATGTTTAAAGTTCTGTCGGAGCCATCAGGGGATTTGACATGCTGGGTGTCCTCAGCAACTACCTCGGGCTCATTATTTTTAGTTTGGTCGCTCATGGCTTCCTCTGATTCCCTTCCGTCATTTTTAAATTTATCTAAAAGCTGATTAAAGTGTTTTTCTACAGTTTCTTTTACTTTATCGACATCGATATTCTTGATGGCATTTTCTGTTAAAAAAGCAAATTTGATCTTGTCTCTGTCGGAATCTTCCTCCAGTTCATACTTTTTATTGGAAATTCCTTCAATGGCTTCAAGTCTTTTAGTTAAAGATTGTGCTGTCTTAGCCTCTTTAAACGTTTCTGGGACTGAGACTCTTACGGAATTTCTGATGTTGTCTGCTCCGTAAGGTAGTTCATCTTTTTTATCTTCTGATCTAATCAATTCAGTGATTCTCCCATCAGAGTCCGTTAAGGCAATAGAGCAAAGCCCTCCCATGGAATCTGCCGTGACAACCTCAACATTCTCTTCTCTAGACTCAGGAACAAGTGAGCTATCAAAGTCTGCACTGAGTATTCCGGCAAGTTCGTTGGCGGGATGGTTAACAAAAGAGCATTCTAGGTACTTCATTTTACCAGTGACTAGATAAGCTCTATACTTAATTCCATCTACGTCATAAACACTTCCAGGTCTATGCTCGCAAATTTCTTCTTCTTTAGAATCATTTAACCAATCGTATCCGCATATAGAGCATCTAGCTTTATTACTGGTTTGACCAGTAGAAACAGTTTTATATCTGCCATCCAATATTTTTTGTTGAGCATCTCTATCGGATATGCTACCTCCGATAAGTATATACCCCGAACCCATACTTGTTCCATGATCAGGATGTTTCCAGTCATTGCTGAATTTATCATCGTCCCATAGCTGAACAAACTTTTGGGCGTCTACTCTACCTATTGGTTCTGATTTAGACTCGTGATGCTTAAGAAAAGGTTTATCATATCCGGCTGTTCCGCCATTGTCTTTTGAAACCCAGGTGGGAGCTCCAGCCTTTACCCCCTTACCGGGGTAGACACGATTATTTAGCAGATATCCCGCGTGGGTAGCTCTGATGGCAACTCTAAAAGTGGGCGAGTTGCTTGAACCATATAAATCCTCTAAGAGATTGGCGGCATCTGAGAACACGTTAGATCTGTCTGGCATACCAAATAAATCAGTGAATCGGATTTGCCTATTCATTCGCTACATCCTCTCGACTTAAACCTATCGATATGTTATTTAAAAAATAATTTGAGACGTCTCTTTTTTTAATCTCATTTATTTTTTTTATTTCAATTTTTTCAATATTTTCATCATCTGTAGTCATGATTTTTACTTTATCTATCCCATTCTTTTCTAAAATCATTAGGTAACCATACTTGTATGAAAAGTCCGTATTCTGTACAGCAATTCCCTCTAGCTCCGTTTTTAGCACATCAAATATGCTACTAATTCTCGATAGATCGATATCTATCTTCGAGTCCCTTTCGAGATCTATCTTTAACATTATCATAGCCTTACGGTTGAGTTTTATCAACGGTATACGTATATGCTTAGATATGAAGCCAGATATATCATCTTTTGTCAATAACTTATTGGAGTTAATATCAAGATTTGCTTTCTTACATCCGCGTTCTATCTCAGAAAGTAAATATTTTTTCGCGTCTGCAACCATCATCTCTGTTTTAGCGATTAGGCATCTTTTGATATCTTCGGATTTAACTATCTTATTATACTTAACGCTATTATTGGTAAGATCGCATATCCCATCGCACATTTCTCCCCAAGAATATCCGAACTCATCATATAACTTCTTAGATACTTCACTATTCTGAGCGACTGCCTTTTTAGTGCTGGCGGTACCATGCTGATTAGTTGGACGAGATTTATTAGCAGTCGCGTTAGATGATCCTTCTGAACGACTCTTGTTCTGTGCGCTAAGTTCAGTCAACGGCTTGGTATACAACTCATGGAAAGTATTCTTTCGATCTTTATCGAGGTATGATTCTTTGTTCAGATATTCAGTTCTAAGCTCGTCTTGCGTTATGGCATTTTGTAAAAATAGTTGTATCCCATGATTTTGATGCGCACGCATTTCCTCACGATCAATATCGGGGAATTTTAGGACAACTCTGGTCTCTTTGTTAAGATCAAACCCGCCCTCTAACAGCAATATGTCAATAACTTTAGCCGTAAATATTTCTGCAAATACATTCTGTATTTCAGAACATGCGTCGACTAAGCTCTTTGTGACTGTCTGGGCAGTAGCTCTGTTGGCAGTATCTCCTCGACCTAGATCGATACCGGATAACCTTAACCCACCTAAAACCCTGGCTTCGAAGTGAGCTAAATATGGCTGGAGGTCTAACACTTGCCCCTCAGTCCCAAGCATATTTATTTCCACTCGCTCCGTAGTAACAAGGCCGCCTTCCGGAGGAAGTGCATCGACTTGTGATCCGATCATATCTACTTCTGAATAACTGGATCCATCCGGCGCAGTAACATACCCCGCGGGCTTATCCTTAGTCCCAACCTTGGCATGAAACAGAGGAAAAGTGTGCTTGTGTGTTACGAGTTCTGCTAGCTCTTCAAGTCTTCTGAGAGCCCTAATATCTTCGAGCACGGGAATTATATAGGGTGTGCCAAATGTAAATCCGGATTTTCTGTCGAGTGTGAAGTGCACTACATCTGATGAACTAAACTTTTTTTCCTTTTGGGCATCCCAAAGTTTTTGCTTCCACTGCATCGGTCTACCGAACTCATTCTTTTTAACAGCCATACTCGTGGGATCTGAAGGATACAGCCCGGATATAGGCTGCATTGTTTTACCAAACATTCTTATAGATGAGCCACTAGATCTTAACGGATCTCTTTTGAGTATCAGCATTGAGTTGCCATATGCAATGAGATTAGTTAAAAGCTCTCTGACTATTGCGGAGATAGGTTCACCAGTTATAAGTTCTATTTCTGCAAGCCTGTCTTTTACGTAAGAGATGGTCTCGTTGTCTTTACCCTGCAGATACCATCCCTCCTTCATTACTAGTTCTCTATGCCTTCTGATCGAGGCAGCAAAATAAGATTCAATATCTAAAGTTTTACCTATTTCGCCTAAGTTATACATCGGAGAAATGAAGCCATTTTCAGATCCCGAAGATAAACCCGGATACCCTCTTGCGGATAAGCTTGTTTTATAATAAAGTGTAGATACTGCTTGTCTCGGAGAGGTCTTTATCGCCTCCCCTATCGACTCAGATTTCTTGCCCTGAGCAAGCTTAATATCTTCATGCTCTACCTTTGTTGCAGAAAAAAGCGCGGCAACTCTACCTAGAAGTCCCATCTGTATCCTTTAACATCCGTTTTATTTCTTCTGTGCTAAGTTCTATTTTACAAGTTCTTAGTATATTTCTAATAACTTCCTCGGAAGTTTCTAAGCCACCCACCCTATCTATCGCAGGTATAAAGAGCTTCGAACGATCCTCGAATAGGCTAGACTTTGTGTTCAGCTGTATCGGCTGACTATCCGAGAAGTATTCATCTAGCACATCTTCTGGAATATCAATTGTATACTGTTCTGAGGGTAATTCCAAACCGCTTACTGTGGCATTGATGTTCTCATCAGCGATATCATCGGATATATCACTGCATTCATATAGGGCTTCATCCAATATCCTAGAGAGAATATATTGGGTGTCATTCAGCAATCGCAGCCTATATCTTTCTTTTATGGTATTGTCAGAATTCAAATACCTTCTGTACTCATCTCCAAAAACCATATTGGACTCATTGTTAAACTTCGACACGAGGGCTTCTGCTTCTTCAATAAATAACTGCTGTAAATTGAAGAATGCTAAACACTTTACTCCGATACTTCGTTCCACATTATCATTTATATTGTTATATATATTATTCCCTAGTTGACCTAATAGCGAGGCAAATACCGATCTAGCATATGTGACTGCATAATTTATACCGTCAAAAGCCTTTAGATCTGCTATAGTAATGCCTGCCTTCTCACTTTCGGTTATTGTTATTGATGATGACGCACATCTCAAAAGACTCCGCATTATCTTGATATCTCTTTTTGTAATTTGTGTAGAGAGAGTGAGAATCCGGACTAGGCAGCAAGTCTGGCTCTTTTTCATACGGTAACTAGCGCTTTGGCCTGCGGTTAACAAGAATGCATTGTTTCTGGCGGCGGACTTCTGCAATGTCTGACTAAGCCCGATTAGTCCATTAGTATTATATCTAAACCTTTCTGCGAATCTCTGATCGAATTCTTCACTTAATGCTGATTGGACATAGTCTGTATCGTGATCGTCTTTATCAGAAAAAGAATTTATCTTTAAAAAAATCTCTTTTGAATACGCAGGATAATATTTATACGCATCTATAGACGCGTTTCTGGTTTGTCTTGTTGTTAGATAATTTATCCAAGGATCATATTTTTGATCTCCAGATGAATATATGTATCGCACGGCGAAATTAAGTATCGTCTCGTAGTCGCCTTCAGATACTTTTTTAAGCGCAAGCTGATCTAATCTGTTGCCCTCCAAAATTGGAGTTTCATCGGTATGGACATTTGTGCGCCTTAAATTATATAAATCATTTAAATTTTCATATATCGTATCAACGGCTGTAGCAAAAGCAGTGGCGGATATTAGAATAGCTACGCCCTGAGCTGTGGCCCCAGCTCCTTCAGAGTGCTTATTCGCGATACTCGTGGCCATCGGGACATTAAATATTTGCTGGTACTTAGAAGCTGAATAGTTCAGTAACCAAAGAGATACAAATAGCAGATAATCCTCTTCCGAGATACCTGCAATTACTCTAGATTTTAATCTAGTTACAGATCTCGCGGCCATTTCTGGGTTGTCGGAAATACTATCTTGTATAGTTAATGCGTACTCTAT